ATGACAAGTATTCCCTCAAGAACTCCATTATTCCATTTCCTAATGGAAGATGGTGGTATATGGTGGAGAATGCCAATCTCGGCCTTTTCTTGGAAAGAAGATGCCATTTCTCAAGAATTAGATGAACTAGTGCTATGGGATAGTTTTTCTTATTATCCGACAGTTACAGTATTTGATATATTGAAAAATAAAAAAATGTCATTTGTTTCTAGAAGAAAAGAAAAATATACAGGAACTTATTTATTTACTCTTGATTGGGCATCAGGAAATTCCAATAATTTAGATACTGGATTTTCAGAAGCACCAGGTCAGCATAAATGCGGCCATGTAATTAAATTAGATAATGGTAATTTTGCCATCCAACCAAATAATAGAATATTGGTTCATGACCCAAGTTTCGCGGTTAAACACGGACAAATGGTCATTGAGAGAAAATTAAATAGTACGGTATGGTCTTCTGAGCAAAGTCCAAAATGGATTACAGAAGATACTGATAAGTATCATTATGATATAAATAATGATCATGAAACCACAAAATAATTCTTGGGATTTCGATGAATTCATAGGTTTTGTGGTTTTTGGAGCATCAACCGCAATATATTGTTATTGGATTGGATTTCTATTAAATAAAATTATACATATATTAGTAAACCTTATATAAGATGTGTTAAGTATAACTGAATATAAGGAACCATAAATGCAGGGACAAAGCAATAATACTGATAATTTTTCAGGAATTGGTATAGATCTTGGTCTTATACTGGCAGGATTTTTTGGTGCATTAATTTTAGCATTAACAGCAAAAAACCAGACACTTGGAAGAGCAATAACTTCGATTTTAGCAGGAGCATTATGTGCAAACTACATGACTCCGATTGCGCTTCACTTTATGCCTGAAGCCATACAAATGAATGGTAAATATGGTGCTGCATTTATAATGGGATTTATTGGATTGAAATCATTAGAATTAATTTATGATTTTGTTTCTAAGAAATTAAAAGCAAAAAATGGTAAGATTAATATTGACATTAGCATGTAAATAATATTGCTAACAAGTAAAGTATCTGATATAATAAGCCCATGAAGTATGGGCTTTTTATTTTAGATTCAGAAGATTGGCTTAGAGAAGCCGATAAAACAATTGCTACTTGGGAATCATCAGAAGATGCTGAGAAGTGGAGAAAAAATCAAACTGTTTTCCCTAACAAGTATTCTGTCAAAAAAGTAACTCCAAAAATAATTAAAGAAGATCAGGATAGTTTCCATAAATAGAATGAATACACTATGAAAAATTTGGCAAATCTTAGTAATGATGAATTGATTGCTCTTAAAACAAAAACCGAATTTGATATATCCAAATATCATAATTTTCAACTAGTACGTAAAATTCAATTGAATTCTGCTTACGGTGCTGTAGGAAATGAATTCTTCAGATTTTACAGCACAGAATTAGCGGAAGCTGTTACGTTAAGCGGTCAGCTTATTATTCAATATATTGGTAATCAACTCAATGATTTTCTCAACGATGCTGTTGGTACAAAGAAAGTTGATTATGTGATTTATTCAGATACAGACTCTGTGTATCTTAATATGGAAGCCATTGTTAAAAAGTTTGGTTCTAATAAAACCAAAGACGAAATTATTAATTATATTAATAATGTTTGTCTAAAAATAATGACACCGTTCATAGAAAAACAATTTGATAAATTTGCAAAAACTTTAAATGCCTATGAGAATAGAATCAGCATGGAACGTGAAGTAATTGCTGATAAGGGAATCTGGACTGCAAAGAAAAAGTACATGTTAAATGTTTGGGATTCTGAAGGTATTAAATACGCAGAACCAAAACAAAAAATCATGGGTATTGAAACGGCAAGATCATCAACCCCAGAAATTGTCAGAAAGAAACTCAAGGAATGTATTTTTATCATTCTTAATAAAACAGAGGATGATCTTGTTACATTTGTTTCCGATTTTCGAGAAGAATTTTTCAAAGCAGAACCAGCAAAAATTGCATTTCCACGGAGCGTTAATAAACTGAAGGAATATGGTGACAAAGATCAGATTTATAAAAAAGGAACACCTATTCAAGTAAAAGGTGCTTTACTTTACAATCATTACTTGAAGAAGCTTTCTCTGACAAAAAAATATTCTAAGATTTCTGATGGTGAAAAGATTAAATTCATCTATCTGAAAAAGCCAAATCCTATGGGTGGATTTAAAGGTGATGATTGTGTTATTGCATTTCCAAATAAATTGCCGAAAGAATTTGGACTTGATGGGTATATCGACTATAATACACAATTCGAGAAAACATTCTTGGACCCTCTAATGATTATCTTAGATGTCATTGGATGGAAGCACGAAGAAACAAATACGTTAGAATCACTTTTTATATGAGGTAAAACATGACTGACTTTTTAAGCAAAATGATTAAATCTTCTGGTAATAAATTCGCATCAATCGTTGACGATGGTCTAGACGGAAGTGATGTTACTGGATTTACAGATACAGGTAGCATGATGTTCAATGCACTTCTATCTGGATCTTTGTATGGTGGTATGGCAAATAATAAGATTGTAGCATTGGCTGGAGAAGCAGCCACTGGTAAAACTTACTTTACCATTGGTATTCTCTCCAAGTTCCTTGAGGATAATCCTGAAGGTGTTGTGATTTATTTCGATACTGAACAAGCAGTAACATCTGATATGTTCAAGAGTCGTGGTGTTGATCCAAAGCGTGTGGCTGTATTTCCAGTAGCAACAATTGAAGAATTTAGATTCCAATCAATTAAAATTGTAGATGATTACCTAACAGAAGAAGAATCTGACAGAAAGCCAATGATGATCGTTCTTGATTCACTTGGTATGTTGTCTACATCTAAGGAAATCAATGATACGACTGAAGGCAAGGAAGTTCGTGACATGACTCGCGCACAGGTTATCAAATCTACTTTCCGAGTCTTAACTCTTAAGCTTGGAAAGGCAAAGATTCCAATGATTATGACTAACCACACATATTCGATTGTTGGGGCTTATGTTCCGACTTCTGAGATGGGTGGTGGTACTGGACTTAAGTATGCAGCATCAACAATCGTATACTTGAGTAAGAAGAAGGACAAGGATAGCGAAGGTGATATTGTTGGTAATATCATCAACTGCAAGTTGTATAAATCACGCTTCACGAAAGAAAATAAAATTGTTTCGGTTAAACTTAATTACGAAACTGGACTTGATCGTTACTATGGGCTAGTTGATCTTGCTCTTGAATCTGGTGTCTTTACAAAGACAAGTACTCGTATTACACTACCAGATGGAAGTTCTGCTTTTGAGAAGAACATCTATGAAAATCCTGAGAAGTATTTTACAAAGGAAGTTCTAGAGAAGTTGGAAAAAGCAGCACAGAAAGAGTTTAAATACGGCTCAAATGAACATTGAAAAAATCATTCTTCAGAATCTAGCAAGAAATGATTCTTATGCTAGAAAAGTTGTACCATTCTTAAAAAAAGAATATTTCCATGATCGTAATGAAAATATTGTATTCGATTCCATTCATAAGTTTATTATCGAATACAATTCATTACCAACTAAGGATGTTCTTTATATTTCTCTAGAAAAGACAAAATCAATCTCTCAAGATGATTTTCAGAACTCTATTGAAATAGTTGATGAACTCTATTCGGATTACGAAGAGAGTTCTATTGATTGGCTCATGAATGAGACTGAAAACTTCTGTAAAGAAAAAGCAGTCTATAATGCGATCATGAATTCTATTAATATCATTGATGGTAAGGATACAACACCAACCACTGCCATTCCTGATATTTTGTCAAAGGCATTGGCTGTTTCTTTTGACACTCATATCGGACATGATTACATCGAAGATTATGAGAAGCGATATGAGTTTTATCACAAGGTAGAGCAAAAGATACCATTTGATCTTGATGTATTCAATGAGATTACAAGTGGTGGTATCGTGCCAAAGACTCTATCGATTTGTATGGCTGGTACTGGTGTGGGTAAATCATTGTTCTTATGCCATTTTGCTGCTGCTTGCTTAAAGCAGCATAAGAATGTTCTTTATATCACATGTGAAATGTCAGAAGAAAAAATTGCTGAAAGAATCGATGCAAATATTCTTGATGTTGCAATCAATGATCTTAAAGCTCTTCCTCTTTCGGTTTATGAAAAGAAACTAAAGAACTCATGTGCTGATGTAAGAGGTAAGTTGATTATCAAAGAATATCCAACATCAACTGCCAATTCAAATCACTTCCGATTTCTATTGGATGAGTTAAGTCTTAAGAAGAAATTCAAGCCAGATATTATTTTCATTGACTATTTGAATATCTGCGCTTCTGCGAGAATCAAGGGTGGTAAAGTAAATTCCTTTGAATATATTAAAGCAATCTCTGAAGAATTAAGAGGTCTTGCTGTTGAATACAATGTACCATTGGTTACAGCAACTCAAACTAACAGAGAAGGATTTGCGAATAGTGATCCTGAACTTACTCACACGTCAGAATCATTCGGTCTGCCAATGACTGCTGATTTTATGTTTGCGTTGATCAGCACAGATGAGTTGGAACAATCTGGTCACATTCTGGTAAAACAATTGAAAAACCGTTATAATGAACGTCTTGGTAATAAAAAGTTCTTGTTGAAAATTAATCGTGGCAAGATGAAACTATATTCAGCAGAATCATCAGTCCCTCTGCCAGAACCAAAACCACAAGGACCAGATAATTTCTTCGGGAGAAAGAAGCAAAATAACTTTAATGATTGGAAGATGTGATGGCTCTTTACATAGATAAAAAGTATATCAATTTAGTTTCTTCAATGCTTCCTAAATTCAAATGGAAGAAAGAAACACTTGCTAATTGTCGATGTGTAATCTGTGGAGATTCTACAAAGAGTAAAGGCAAAGCCAGAGGATATTTCTTTGTTAAAAATAATAGCTTTTTTTATAAATGCCATAACTGTGGTGCTGGACTTAGTGTATATAATTTTTTGCAGCACGTTTCCCCATCTTTGTGTAAAGATTATTCGGTGGAAAGATTCTGTGCTGGAGAAAATCGTGGCAACTTTAAAAAGCCTACACAGGAAGATCTATATCCGATCTCTGCAATTAGGCCAAAATCTTACAATTTTCAGTATCTTGTAGATTTACCAGAGGATCATAAAGCTGTTCAATACGTTATTGAACGAAAAATCCCAAAAGAAAAATGGGATGATATTGGATATACAGAAGATATGGGTAAACTAGCGGAGGAATTCGATGAGTCGTATAAAGATAGGTTTTCTAAAGAGGATAGGCTTGTGGTTGTCATTCGCAATAGCAGTGGCATTTGCGGATTTCAGTGCCGAACCTTCTCAAAGAAAACAAAAAGAGGAATGAAATATTTTACTCTCAAAAAAGAAAAAGAACTATGCTATTACGGTTTAGATAAAGTTGATTTGACTAAAAAATTCTATATTCTAGAAGGTCCAATTAATTCAATGTTTATTCCTAATGCAATAGCTACATTGGGATCTAGTAATTTCATTCAAGTCCATGAAAAAATAGATGATACAAATGCAGTTTATGTATTAGATAATGAACCATATAAAAAAGAAACTGTGCAGTTATTGGAGAAGTTGATAAACATGAAAAAAACTGTTTGTATTTTTCCAGAGAACATTACAGAGAAAGATATTAATGATATGGTTTCTGCTGGATTGGATCCGAAAAAATTAATTGATCAAAACACATACTCAGATTTAAAAGCTAAATTGGTGTTAACAAAATGGAAGAAAACAATGATATAAATGATGATTTCTTCGAAGAAGAAGATGAAAATCTATCAGAAGATGATCAAGCATATTTGTTAGAAAAAATGTTAGATACATTGATGGTATTTAATTCTCATTTTGCTCAATATGTTCGAGAATCAAACCCAGAACTATTTAAAAAGGCTGTAGATTATGCAAAAACCTTTACAGAGGAAGATGTTCCTGGTATAATGCTACACTATTCTATAGAGGATGAGGAAGATAAAAAAGATGACAAAAAAGATTGATGTTTTAGATAAAGGTCATGTTGAATTAATTTCACATATGGGTGATGACTTAACCGTTGTTAACGCAGCGCGTGTTTCATTTAATAAACAAAGTGAATGGGACCATCCAGATAGTCATGTTCCCGCGAATATTCTTTCGGAAAAAGATAAGAAACTGATCAAATATCTTGCTGAACATAAGCACTGGACACCATTTGCACACCCACAAATAACTTTACGAATCAAAGCACCTATTTTTGTTCGCGCACAATTGGGTAAGCACCAAATTGGTTTGGTTATGAATGAGGTTTCTCGTAGATACGTGACCTATGAACCAGATATTTACAAACCAAAGTGGAGAAAGGCTCCTACTGATGGGGCTAAACAGGGTAGTTCTGGATTTATGACACCGAATCCATATGTTTTGGACATGTATGACAATGCTTGTCAAGATGCCTTGGATGCTTATGATGAGCTATTAAAGCAGGGTGTAGCCCCCGAACAGGCCCGTGGGATTTTACCCCAGGCTACGTACACCGAATGGTGGTGGACAGGCTCCCTAGCGGCCTACAGCCGCGTATATGCCCAAAGAATTGATGCCCATGCTCAATGGGAAGTCCAAGAATACGCCAAGGCTATGGGGGAATTAATTGAGCCATTGTTTCCTGTATCTTGGAAAGCATTGTCAGGAACAGCTAAATAAGAAGCATTTAAGGAGTATGAATGAATAATTTACCAAGTCAGTACCAAGAATTTATTTACAAGTCACGTTATTCTCGCTGGATTGAATCAGAGAATAGACGAGAAGAGTGGCCAGAGACAGTAAAGCGTTATTTTGATTTTTTTGAGACACATCTCAAGGAGAATCAGAGTTATATCTTATCAGCAGAACTTCGTTCTGAACTGGAATCAGCGGTTTTAAATTTGGAAGTAATGCCATCCATGCGGGCTTTAATGACAGCAGGAGAGGCTTTGAAGCGAGATAATGTTGCTGGATACAATTGCTCATATGTGGCCGTAAACAATATTCGTGCCTTTGATGAGATTCTATACGTCCTCATGTGTGGTACGGGCGTTGGATTTAGTGTGGAGAGACAATATGTTGAGAAACTTCCTACAATCGCTGAACACTTTACTAATTCAGATACCACTATTATCGTTCAGGACAGCAAAGTTGGTTGGG